CGGTATTGTAATGGAAGGCAACTACACTTTTAAGCCCAACGGCAAAATGATAGAGGTGTACATGACCGGCAAGAAGCAGAAGCTTAACTACGAGAACGAGGGCGATGTAGACGAGGAGAGCATTAAACAGATGTTCGAGGGCAGCCACCCCGGCAACAGTAAAGAGATCAAGGAGCTTATACAGAACCTGATCGGTAAGGACGTAATTATCCTTAGCGGAGATTGCACCAAGAACAGCTTTGAGGTATTTGGCACGGAGTGCGCTCCTATGCGCCTAAAGCCAACGGGCGTTATAGACGATACCCGTACAGGCCACGACCTTAGTTTTGAGCAGACACAGGCCACTGAATTTTTACCCGGAACCTTTGAGGGAGCCGTAGTATTGGCGGCACCATTTAATGCCACAAGCGAAGACTTGGCACTTACCAAGGCGAACGGCAACCAGTACAAACTGGCTACGGATACGGACGGGACGGAATTGGATATTGCTTCTTTGGACCATGACCATGGCGCCGTAATAAGCCTAATAGGAAACGGGGGCAACAACCCATTTGTATTAAGCAGCGGTGTAGCCACTGCAGCGACGGTGGTACTTTTGGAAGGTGCGGACTGGGCGGCACAGGATGATGCCGTGATAGACCTAAAAGTATTTAAAAGTGGAAATATCACTTACCTTTTTGAGCAAAAAAGGGCATAATCTTTCTTTTTCAGTGTTAGTTTGATTTTTTAGGTTAAAAGCCCTTGGGAGGAGTCCCAAGGGTTTTTTTTTGTGGCATGTTACATTGCAATTGCAGGGTAAATTTCATATTTGGGAAACTTTAGTGAACATTTAAATAGCTAATATGAAAGAAAAAGTAATAGCCCTGTTGCAGGATACCAAAATGGGCGACGTTGAAAGGTACAATGCCGCCATGGCGATGTACCGTACCAGTGAGTTGCATAGTGTGCCGGCGGCCGCCTTTTATAATAGGTCAGGCTTTACGGCACAGAACCTAAAGAACCTGCTGTACGATGTGCAAAAGTTGCACGAAATTACCGATGCGGACTTGTTGGCCAAGAAACCAAAGAAGGTACAGGTGAAGCGACTGCCAGATGTTGTGGTGGCGTTGCTACAGAATGCGCCCGATGAAGTAAAGGCCGCCATCTACCTTAGCAGTATAGATTTTACCCATATAGACAAGGAGGCTCACGCAGAGACCCTTGCCACCTATGAAGCTGCATTGTTGGCATTTAGCGAAGCTAATTTAATAACATTTGAGGCTATTGACCAGGATATTAGTAACGGGGAAGTAGAGGAGCTTTGCCTGAAGGCTATAGGAGATTTTCATTTGCCCGATGAGCTAAAGGAAATCTTGGTGCCAAGAACGGGTCAGGATTTGACCGGTGCCATTTATGGTACTTTGGCCGCTTTAGGCGAAAAGGAAGCCATGGGCCTAAAATTGCGCGAGCAGTTCCCTTTTTTGGAGGCGGACGATTGCCCGGATAAATTAAAGATACTGGTAGCCGATAGGATTACCGCATGGAAAAAATACAAAGAGGCGCATGCAGAGCTCTTGCTACATGCCGATGGCGAAAAGCCATTAACGGACGGTGAACTTTACGAACTGGCGAAAGAGGCCATTGCAAAGTACCAGTTGAACCAATTGATTTGGGACGAGCTGAACTATTACAAGGAGCATGGTAGCATTTTGGGCAAGCACGAGATGTTTGCCGATGAAGTGCTGCAACAAAAGATAGACGCCATGGACGTAAAGGGGCTGATGACGCGGCAAAAGACCTTGCGCAGTTATGTAAGTAGAGAAGGCAAAAAATTGGCCAAGACCAAGGAGGCGGAAAGCAAGGCCAAGATACAGGCCAAAGTAGACGATTGGAGCGCGGAACTGAAGCTCGTAGATGCAAGGCTTGAAAAACAATAGGTTATTTAATATTGCAGCTGTATCCGCTCCGCATAAGGCACAGGCGAACGGTAGTTATCTAAGCAAGTATCTTTTGGCGCATTATGCCAAGGTAAAGAACTTGGAAAAGGATTTGGGCAGGTTACCGGAACGGGAAGAGTTTTTCTTTCTTCAGACAGATGGGCAATGGAACGCCTTTACCTTTTTGCCCTACGTACTGCAGCATTTTCAGATTACCGAGCTTCACGCCTGCACGTATAGTATAAGCAAGCGCACTATTGAGGCCTTGGTAGAGCTGCACGATGCGGGTAAAATAGATGCGATTACGCTTATGATAAGCGATAGCATGATAAAGCGCAACCCGGTAACCATAGACCTGTTGAGCGCATTGGCGGCGAGTAGACCCAATATAAAGGTAAAATATGCTTGGGTACATGCAAAGATGACCCTCTTAAAATGTTTGGGCGGACACTATGTGATAGAGGGTAGCGGCAATTGGAGCGATAATGCACATTATGAGCAGTATGTATTTGGCAATAGTAAGGGGCTTTATGAGTTTAGAAAAGCCCTTTTTGAGACGGCAAAACTAAAGTAGTTTTAAGAGGGTAGTAAAATTGAATAATGGAAGACGGGGAACTACAGGAGCTGAGCGATGATGATGTTATAGAGCAATTGGCGGGCTGCAATTATGCGCCCAGTGATATTGCCCTGTATCTGGCGGTTGACAAAAAGGAGTTTATGGATGCTTGGAGAAATCCTAACAGCCATATACGTACTACTTATGACCGTGGCCGTTTAAAGGCACAGGCCGAAGTGAACCAGCAATTGCTGATAAACGCGCGAACGGGTAATATTACCGCTGCACAGATCTATGAAAAGAACCGCGCCCAAACGCAACTGGAAAATTTACGGGAACAGATATTCTTTGGCGAATGAAATTGGAGCACATTACCCTAGAGCATATATACGACTACATTGAGAACGGCAACCCTAGCAATGTAGACCCCGCTATTGTAGCCTATCTGGACATTATAGAAAAAATACGGGGTATGTACCTGCGGTTTGACAAATGGGGCAGCAAGGACGCTATTTTAAAGCATTTGGTAAAGGTAGACGGCCATAGTAGGTATTTTGCCAATAACGCATATAACGATACCCTCGAATATTTTTATTGTGAAAATAAAATTAGCAAGGAGGCGTGGCGCAACATATACGCTGAAAAGATGGAGCGCAACATTAACCTTGCTACCATGGTTGCAAAAGATGTGAGCGACATTGCGAAAGTGAACCGCATGATAAAGGAGGCCGCAGAGCTTCGCCAGTTGGACACGGAAGACCCTGAGGAACTACCTTTGGAACTTTTTGGCCGCCCTTGGAAACTGTACACAACGGACCATAACCTTATAGAAGGTGCCGCCAAGGTAGACCGCATCAAACTTAAAAAACAGATAGAGGAACTGCCAGAGCTGAGCGAGAAAGAACGCGAGGTGATACAGCGCGAGGCAGGAATCTTGCCACCTAACATATTCCTACCCATAGATGAGAACCCACGTAAGTCCTGATAGTTTAGACGTAGAAGGGCGCTATGCTACATGGGCCAAAATGGCGGTGGACATGATAGCACCAAAAAACCTGATGTTCGTTGGCGGCAGGGGAACGGCAAAGACCAGCGATATACATGCGGAACGAAGCATGGATATCTGTTATGATATGCCGGGCAGTTATCAGGTATTTGTGGCGGATACCTACGTGAACGCCTTAAAGAACGTTGTCCCTACCCTATTGGAAGGCTGGAACCGCAAAGGATGGATAGAGGGCAAGCACTATGTTACCGATAAGCGGCCGCCAGACCACTTTAAGCGCCCTTATAAGCCCGTACACCAGTATAAACATACCATTAGCGTATTTAACGGCTGTTTTTACAACTTGGTGAGCATGGACCAGCCTACGGGTGCTGCGGGGAACAGTTATCAGCATATATTCGGCGACGAGGCAAAATACCTTGATCCCGATAAATTAAAGAAGCTTACCCCTGCCCTGCGTGGCGAGTATGTCGGTTTTGGCCATAGCGTGTACTACCGGGGCAGGACGTTCACAACGGATATGCCAAACATAAGCGAGGGCGATTATGACTGGATATTGGACGCGGAGAAGTTAATGGACGTGGAACAGATAAAAATGGCGTATCAGGCCGCTACGGTGCTGAACGACACCAAGAAGCAGTTGTACAACGCAATTAGGGATAAGGATTACGCCAAGATAAAGCGACTGCAGAAGCATGTAAAGGACTGGACGGCCTATTGGGTGCGTGCCAGAAAGGATAGCACGTTTTTTATGATCGTGTCCTCATACGCCAATGTGGACCTATTAAGTAGCGGTTATTTTACAGATGCGCTAAAGGCCTTGGGCATAGAGGAGTTTAAGTCTAGTATATTGAGCTTTAAGGCGAAGGTGAACAAAGGGGAGAAGTTTTACATGAACCTGGGCGACCATCATTTTTATGATGATGGTACCATTGCCAATTTTTACGACAATTATGCTATCGGAGAGGAATTTGAACCTACAAGTCTTGGCCTGAAGTATATTGACCATAAGAAGCCCTTGGATGCGGGTATGGATTTTGGTAATATGATCAGTATGGTGATGGGACAGGAACGGGGAAACTATTTCTATTGTTTAAAGAATTTGTTTACCCTGGCCCCGGAAAGTAGTAAGGAAATTGCAAGGAAATTTCTGGACTTCTTTCAGCACCACAAGCACAAGGAGCTAAACCTGTACTATGACCGTTCTGGAAACCAGTACGCCAGTTTAAAAAAGGATTGGGCAAGCGAAGTACAACAGCATATAGAAAAGTATGACGGTGTTGGCACTGGTTGGAAAGTGAACCTGATGAGCAAGAACCAAGCGACCATCTATCATAGTCAGGAGTATAATTTTATGAAAAACATGATGGGGGACTATCATAAGGATATACCAGGTGTAAAAATAGACAGGTACCAGTGTAGGGAACTCAAAAGCAGTCTGGAACTGAGCAAGACAAAACTGCACACCAATAGGCGTACGGGTGCCAAGGAAATTCTTAAGGATAAAAGCAGCGAAGCATTGCCTTTGCTGAAACTGCCCATGAACTCTACCAATATGAGCGATGCCTTTAAATATTTGATGTACAGGAAACGTTGGGTAAAATTACAGGGAAGCCGTGGTGGCGGTCTTATGATGGAACCTGGACTGGTGTAGGAGGTTTTAAAAAGAAGCCCAAAGCTTCGGTCGCACGCCCGCAAGGGCGAAATTTTTGAGAATTCCGCACCTTGTCGTGTCGTAGGCGTTTTCAGGTTTTTTTTATAGGGGTACTCCTCAAAAGCCTTAACTTCAAAATTCCTCCCCTTGCTAGTGTTTTAATGATGTATTATAAGGTGTGGGCTTTTAAGTTGCGCCCATTTTGGGTTTATGTTATAGATTTTTGTCGGCGGTGTGTTCCTTAGTGTGTCCATTAGAAAAACCTTTTTCCTGTAGTATGCCCCGTACTTGCTCGGATAGTAAAAAAGGGTTAGTTTTGCCCTTGTCTATTGCGTTTGTCATAATTGTAATGGATGTTACTTTTGCGCCCGGCTCCGTCAAGCTGGGCGCATTTTGTTAGTATTAGATTTCAAAGGCCAAAACCTCTTTTTCGGATTTGGATATAAAGGTTTCCAAATTTCTCTGCAGTACTCCTAAAACTTCCTCTAATACTTGGGAATTGGACACCTCGAATATGTAGCCCTCCGAATTTTTTAAAATCACTTTTTCCTTCGTGCCATCGCTAGAAATAATAAAGCGGTCTAGGCTGTTGCGTTTTTCCTGCAAAAACTCGTGTTTTTTTGCCAAGATCTGGAAGTTTTCCAATTTGCGGATTCTCCCACTTGCGGAGGGGTTTAAAATGTCATCCACTTTGGTGGCGCTTTTCTGCACTTGTACAGGATTTTTTGCGGTTGCATTTTTGCTTTCAACCTTGCTCGTTGCACTTGTCTTAATTGTACTCATAACTTTATAAAGTATTGATTAATAATATTCTAAGATACAAAAAATGTCTACAAAAAACAGACAATTTAACAAATAAAACGCTAATACATACAATAATTATAATGATTCTAAATAGTAAGTATTAAACTAAAAAAAGGCACAATTCCCCACCTAAAAAACGAAGTGTAAAAACACAACTTTCACAAAATCAGCCTTTAAACCTATGGAATAAGGTTTAAAGGTTGTTTTGTGTGAAAGAAAACCCCGACCCGCTGATATCTTAGTTTGCGATTGCAGGCGACCGATTCGCGAGAAATATGAGCCCCGCCCACCGCTTGGCATGTTACAAGCCTATTAGCTTATCGGTAGTACAATTGCATAAAAGAATAGCTTGGATACAATCAACCTATATGATGCGATACAACGGATGCGGCAGCTTACCAAGGCCAATGTTCCTTTTAGTTTTTCATATATAAAATGCAACGAAAGCAAGGGTATTAGTGGGGGCGTAAAGAATGTGGATAGGGCACTGCTTCGTACAGGAATGAGCCAAGAGCATTCGGATAAGAGCGAGATACTTATAGGCTACACTACCGAACCTAACGGTGACAACAGGTGGTTCTATTTGCCACTATTGGTAATGTTTAACGCAATTAAAGTAAGACCATGATAGAGTATGTAGGCAGCGGCGCGGTAGTTGATGACGGCAAAAATGTATTTTCCTTTGATGTCATGGACAATCCAAGGGAATTTGATTCTTATAGATTGGACAGCGGCAGTCTGGATTGGACTAACGATCGTTACCATCTTGGTGATATGAAAATATTTCCTTATGGTAACAATAACCAGTTACCAAAGGAGATAAGGGATGTAGTTCAGAACAACTACATAGCTCCTGGTCTTATGAAGAAGAAGACACAATGGTTGTGGGGCAAGGGGCCTAAGCTATACATAGAGAGCTTTAAGGATAATGTACTTGTACGCGAGTGGCAGGAGAACGATGAGATACAGTCCTGGTTGGATTCATGGGACTATGAAAAGTACTTGACCGCCTGTGTGGTGGACTTCTCCTATATAGAAGGTGTGTGGTCTAAGATGGTACAGAGCAGGGCGGGGCGGGTATCGCGTCCCAAGATAAGTAAGTTGGAGCATATACCTACCGATCGTGCCAGGCTTGCCGCCTATATGTCCAGTAAGGACAATGTACCTACCCACGGTGTTGTTACGGACTGGAATTTTGAGATGATCAACGCTATCCTTAACCCAAAGCGCTATCCAATATTTGATTTTAATTCTCCCTTTAGCGCAAAGCATAGTGTGTACTATTCAAACATGTACAGCTTTTGTGCGGAGTACTACACTGTTCCGGATATATATGGCTCTTTAGAATGGCTGCGCAGAAGTACAGCGATACCTATTATCCTGAAGGCAATGAGCAAGAACAGCATGAACATTAAATATCATGTGATATCACCCCAGAAATTTTGGGACGATAAGCGCGATCAGCTTAAGGACGCCTGCACCAAACGTGGAACTACGTATAAGGAAGCCATGTTGATAGACTTCAAGGAGAATTTTCTTAGGGAAATATCAAAGGTATTGTCCTCAGCCGAGAATACAGGTAAGTTCTGGCACACCACCAAACAGTTTGAGGTAGAGGGTACCAACATCTTGGAGCATGGCTGGGAAATAAAGGAGCTCCCCAATAACATAAAGAGTTTTATAGATTCACAATTAGAGATATCCAAACGTTCCGATCATGCGGTAAGTAGCGGTGTAGGCATTGGTAGCGTATTGGGCAATGTATCGGACGGGGCAAGCCGTAACAGCGGGAGCGACAGGATATACGCTATGAAAGAATACCTACAGACAGGCATTGACATACCGGAGATGTTGACCCTAAAAGCATTGAACTGGGCCATCCGCGCCAACTGGCCGGGTACAAAGTTTAGGGTGGGCTATTATCATATATCACCACAAAAAGAGGAAGACGTTAACCCTGGGGAAAGAACAATCAATACGGTATGAAACTATTATTCAATAAAGACGAAAACGGGAGCGACGAGCTGGTAAGGCATATAGGCTTTATAGATGTGGGCGTGGTGTACGAGAATATGGCACGTTTTATAAGAAGCGCGTCTATAGAGCTGCGCGATCTCATAGGAGCTCTTACCTACGATCTTAACGCAGACCTATACCATGGCGAGCCTACCGATGCGCAATTGATATACATAGAGGCGATGCAGGATGCTATTGCCATACAGGCATATCGTCAATATGTACCTAGTAAGGATGTGGCGCATACCCAGAACGGTAGGCGTATGCGTGTAGACGAGCACGAGAAGCAGGCCTTTGAATGGATGATAGACAGGGACAATGCCAATTTGGAGCGTATGTACTATCAATCTTTAGATCACTTGCTTTCCATATTGGAAACTAGCGATGATTGGAAACAGACAGACGAGTATAAGTCCCTTAATCGACTTTTGGTAAGCAAGACGGCAGATTTCCATAACTATTTTGACATCAACAATAGCAGATTGTTGATGATGAAATTGCAGCCCGGTCTAAAGCAGTGTGAGGAGATGCAGATCGTGCCACGTTTGGGCAGGGAGGTATTACAGCAACTCAAGGAAAACCCTACAGGCAAGGAACGTTTGTTGGAACTGGTAAAAATGGCATGCGTGTACTGGTCATTGCAATGGGCGTTTAGCGGCAGGCTTACGGTGACCCTTTTCCCCGAAGGCATATTGCAGCGCTATGTTGGTGACAAGAACACCACACAGGCAAAGATGCCCGCCACCATGAACGAGTATGCATGGGCGGCACAGCAGTTTAGAAACGATGCCGAAGATTTATTCATACAGATAGAGAACGAAGTGGTACCACCACCAGTTCCTACCGATACCGATACCGAAGAAGAAAGCCAAAATTTTGGTTTTACCGGTTCGGATTCCTTTGTAACTACCTAAAAATTAAGATATGAAACTCATCAAACTACTCCTTAAACTGATCGCGGATTATTTTTTCAAAAGAAAAGTAAATCCAATAAATGGCAAACTGGAAAAGGCTTTTTATGATAGGATCAAAAAGCGCAGCGCATTAAAAAAAGAAATAGAGGCGCACGTATCGCTGAAGCTTAAATCGCACGAAAAATCGAAATACATACCGGCAAGTTTAAGGCGCGAAATCTTGGACACCGTATATCACAAATACGGCAAGGAAATGAAAGAAGTAGGTTTATACCTGAAACCTAATTTAGAGTACAACGTATGAACACTTTGGAAATTCCACATACCAAAAAAAGATATTACCTACCTAGTTCCTTGGCAGAGTGCGACGGTCGCCAATATAGTGAAATGGCGCACTTGCTATTTAAGTTGGACGCTGGCCAGTTGGACTACTCCACTTTTCGGGTACATGCCCTGTATGCCTTGCTGAATATGAAACCGGTCGTAAACAAGGATAAGGAAGTCCAGGATCAAAAAGCCGCCAATATATACCAGCTTAGCCATTTGGTAGACGATTTTTTTGAGGATATGGATGGCACCCCCGTACTAAGGCAATATTACACCAACAACCACAATCCCTTGATAAGTCTTTTTGGAAAAAAATACCAAGGGCCCAAGGATAATTTTGACAATGTGGCCTTTGGGCAGTATGTAGACGGACTTAACTTCTTCCAAGAATATACGAACACTAAAGAACCAGAGTTCCTTTACCTGCTCATGGCCACATTTTATGTCAAAAAAAAACAGAGTGTAGAAAAATTGGCAGAAGCCTTAAAAAACTATGATTTTGGTACAGTGTACGGCTTTTATCTGTTTTTTGCCAGCTTTCAGAAATATCTGGTCAGCTCAAAAATATATTATAATGCCAAAGAGTTAGATCTTTCCGTTCTTTTTGATGCCGATGGTGCCACCGACACAACCAGCGACCTTCCTGGTCTTGGTTTAAAATCTACCATGTACACCTTGGCAGAAAGTGGCGTATTTGGAAGCTTAAAACAGGTGCGAAAAGAAAATCTATGGGAAGTAATGCTTAGAATGTACGACATAGTTAAGCGGGACAAGGACTATCTGGCACGCCAAAAGAAACTTGAAAACAACTAGCTATGTTCACACCAAATGATATGCGCCAATGGCTGGCGATCTGTAAGAATGAAATTGCCGAGATAAATTTTGTACAGGCCATTATAGACGATAGCCAGATGACGAACGATATTTCCCAAAGAAAATATACGGACAACCTTTTGCTCTATGGCGTGTTGCCAGATTATGCCGCGGACACCAGGACAGAAGATGCCCTAATGATGCGTAGCGGTTTCGATTTTCTGATTTTAAAAAAGGCGCAGCGCAGCAACCAGACTATGGATATGCTTTTGGACGATATGGAAGAAACCCTAAAGGCTACCCAAAAGCTCATGGCGCGTATCGTGGAAGAGATGCGCAACCCCCAAAATTGTGAAATGTTCTATTATCTGGAAGAGAACAGCCTACAGATAGTACCAGTTTGGGGCAAGGCTGGCACCAACGGCTATATGTTGAGCTTAAGTTTGCGAAGTCCGCAATAAGTCTGTAAATTGCAGACATGACAGAAGCACAGGTAAACGAAATATTTAACGAGTTGATACAGAACGTGGCGCAGATGGAAAAAGTTGGCGTAGACCGTAAACTCAGGTACATCTATAAGAATCCGGGACAGCGCCCCGCTAGTTTTGCCAAGAAATTGGAACTATTGTACAAATGCGATAAATTACGTTTAAAATGAACAGACTGGACAAAAGGCAGCGACAACAGGACACCATTGTACTGGAAAACCGCTACATACGGCAGGTATTGCAGGAAGAAGGGCAGAACATACTACAGGCGCAGACAAAGCGCATGAGCGGTGCCGGGTTTAGCAGTGCGGAACTGTATGCGGATAGGGAAATTAGCGTAAGCGATACCGTAATGACCTACGAACATTTGGCAAAACATAGGTTTATAGACATGAAACGCCGCCGCACCAAGGGCGGGATCATAAAGAAAAAGAACTACCCTATACACAACCGCATTTTGTGGGGCCATGCCAACAATGTGGTACGCCGCATTACCTTTGGTTTTACCGAGGACGTAAAGGCAAAAATGAGGAATATACAATAGAAAATTCCGTTGCACTAGGCTACACTTATTAGCCTAGTGCAACCAACTATTACAAAGCCCCGATATTTGGGGCTTTTTATTTTGAAAACGATTAATTTCTATCGCTTAACTTTTAATTATTAACTTATGAGTAAAAAAAAGTGGGGCGAAAGCCTAACGGACCTTAGGTCTATGGACAGCAGCGAGAACCTGCAAAAAACCTTGGACAATCTGTGGGAAGGCTACTTGGAAAGCCATGAAGCAGATGACCGGCAACAACGTATAGCGGTGTACTTGCTGTACAGGCAATTAAGAAAAATGTTATAACCTAAAGCGGCCCTTGTGGCCGTTCTAAAATTGATTAAGGTTTTTTATTACCGCGCTTACGTAATAAATAGACAATAAAGTCTATTCAAACTCTTACCTCTACTGCATTGTAGACACATAGATCTACATTGCAAATTTCTTCTTATGCAAACGCATTTTTCTAAATTCCTTTTTATATGTTTGCTTTGCATAACAATAAGAGTTTGAGAAATATTAAAAATTTAGCCCATCCCAAGAAAGTAGGAGAGAGACCTATATCTACACGATTCGCTCTGTTGTTATGCAGTTCTTGGCGGTGGGTGTTTTTAAATAATATATTATGCATAACAACAGAGAAAAAGTGTTCAAGCCAGAAACCTTCTGGCCAAGTATTTCGGAGTGGCTATCCAATGTAGCCTCCCAACAAGATTTTAACGAGCACCGCAATGCCGTACACCAGTGGTACGATGCCTTTATCCTAAGCTATGATGCAGACGACCAAGAGCTGCGCCACCAGATTATGCTACAGCGCAACAACCTCTTGGACCTCTTTACCATTTTAGAGCAATATCCGCCTAACGATCGTATCGTGCAATTACAAAAGTATGCGTGCAATGCGGCCTAATGCCTATTATCGCAACAAAGAGGATATGCAGATAGATGGCGAGCATGTAGATGCCGGCAGTCTATGGAGCCTAAAGCACGCCAATACATTGGTATTGGTAGACGATGACCGCTTTGTAAGCCATGCGCTTACAGACGGTTTTCAGTAATACAATTGCAGTTTTCCTGTAAGATAAAGCCCGCGTAGCGGGCTTTTGTCATGTTACAGCACAACCCGCCAACAATAAGCGGCCCTTGTGGCCGTTCTAAAATTGATTAAGGTTTTTTATTACCGCGCTTACGTAATAAATAGACAATAAAGTCTATTCAAACTCTTACCTCTACTGCATTGTAGACACATAGATCTACATTGCAAATTTCTTCTTATGCAAACGCATTTTTCTAATTTCCTTTTTATATGTTTGCTTTGCGAAACAATTACAGTATGATTCAATTTAAAAATCAGGCCCATCCCGAGAAAGCACTTAAGAGGTGCAACTACAAGCTATGCTGTGTTGTTTCGCAGTTCTTGGTGATGGGTATTTTAAATAATTTATTATGCGAAACAATGCAAACAAAGTGTTCAAGCCAGAAACTTTTTGGCCAAGTATTTCGGAGTGGCTATCCAATGTAGCCTCCCAACAAGATTTTAACGAGCACCGCAATGCCGTTAACCAGTGGTACGATGCCTTTATCCTCAGCTATGATGCGGACGATTTGGAGCTCCGCCATCAGATTATGGTGCAGCGCAACAACCTCTTAAACCTTTTTGAGATTTTGGAGCAGTACCCCCACCAGGAGCGTTTAGAGCAATTGCAAAAATATGACTGCAATGCGGCCTAATGCCTATTATCGCAACAAAGAGGATATGCAGATAGATGGCGAGCATGTAGATGCCGGCAGTCTATGGGAGTATAACAATTATCACCTTTTGATATTGGTAGACGATGACCGCTTTGTAAGCCATGCGCTTACAGACGGTTTTCAGTAATACAATTGCAGTTTTCCTGTAAGATAAAGCCCGCGTAGCGGGCTTTTGTCATGTTACAGCACAACCCGCCAACAATAAGCGGCCCTTGTGGCCGTTCTAAAATTGATTAAGGTTTTTTATTACCGCGCTTACGTAATAAATAGACAATAAAGTCTATTGAAACTCTTACCTATACTGCATTGTAGACACATAGATCTACATTGCAAATTTCTTCTTATGCAAACGCATTTTTCTAAATTCCTTTTTATATGTTTGCTTTGTCGAAGATTAACATGCAATGATTTTAAAGGAAATTTTACTAACAATATGGAGGGGCTCTGCAAGCGGTAACGCCCAGCGGTCTTACTTGCCTAGCATGTTAATCACCGGACAAGTCCTTCCTACTTTAAATCCTTTATTATGTCAAAGATTAACAGCACCAACAAAGTGTTCAAGCCAGAAACCTTCTGGCCAAGTATTTCGGAGTGGCTATCCAATGTAGCCTCCCAACAAGATTTTAACGAGCACCGCAATGCCGTACACCAGTGGTACGATGCCTTTATCCTAAGCT